TGGATCTGATTGAGCATGTGATTCGCACGGGCGCGGGAAATGTCTCCACGCAGACTGATCTGACCATCACGCGCATCTCAGTCTCCACCTACTCGTCCATTCCCAACAAGCTGCAGTCTGCAAGGCCAATCCAAATTTGGATCAACCGCCAAGGCCCTGCTCCGCAGTTCACCGTGTGGCCCACGCCTGACAATTCTCAGACGTACACGCTGGTGTACTGGCGTTTGCGCCGGATTCAGGATGCTGGTGCGGGCGGGACGTACACACAAGATGTACCGTTTAGGTTCATCCCCGCTTTGGTGTCAGGACTGGCGTATTACCTGTCCATGAAGATCCCCGGTGCAATGGAGCGAATGCAGGTGCTGAAGGCGCAGTACGATCAGGACTGGGATCTTGCCTCGACGGAAGACAGAGACCGCAGTGCAGTACGTTTTGTCCCAAGGCAAGCTTTCATTAGCTGAGGTTCGTTATGCCTGCCCCTTACGCTAAAAAACACTTCCTTGAGATGTCTGACCGTGAGCGCGAAGCGCAGCGGTTGGCAGATCTTAAGCGCTCGGGGCGAGACGCTATTGAAGGTGTGTACCCGGAAGAATTTTTGATTCCAGCTTTTAGAGGGCTCAGATCTGCATTGACGCCACGGCAACCGACAAGGCTTGAGAGCCTGTACAACCAGCCTATGCCAAAAGAAGCGCTGGATGCACAAAAACAGTTCCCTCCCGAGATGTTTGAACGTGCGGGTAAGTACATGCAAAAACAATTGCGCGACAAAGAAAAAGCGCAAGAGTACGTAACAAAATACATACGCGAAAGGAATGCCCCTGCTATGCGTGAACGAGCGCAGCAGCGGCGGGCAGAAGCTCCTCGCAAAGACGCTGAACGTGCTTTGACGGATGTCGTAAGCAAAACGGAATACAACAACATTTTTGGTCAGCCAGAGCAGGAATACAAACGTGGCGGCAAGGTTAAGTCCCATCGCGGTGACGGCATTGCGCAGCGCGGCAAGACCAAAGGCAGGTTTGTGTGAGCAATCGCTTTGCAAACGGCGCAAAGGCATTCGGCTACTGCGATGTCTGCGGGTTTCGTTTTGACCTCAAAAAGCTCAAGAATCTCGTAGTCAAAACCAAGCAAACACAGATAAAAGCGTGCCCCCAATGCTGGACCCCAGATCAACCGCAATTACAACTGGGTATGTACCCAGTCTCGGACCCCCAGGCTATCCGCGATCCTCGGCCTGACACGAATACTTGGTACTCGTCTGGTGTGACTGCTACGGGCTCGTTCGGCGGGGGTAGCCGGGTGATTGAGTGGGGCTGGGCACCGATAGGTGGGTCCAGTGGTTTTGATGCGCCCCTGACGCCAAACAGCTTGGTCGGGCAGGGATATGTTGGTACAGTTACCGTGTCCGTTTCCTAAGGAGCGATGATGAAAGATGTTCACAAGCACGAACGTGCGATGCACCCCGGCAAGCCGATGACCAAGCTCGCCAAGGGCGGGAAAGCCTTCAAGAAGGGCGGTCCCACCACTGAGGATCGTCTGAAAATGGGCAAGAACATGGCCCGCGCCATGAACCAGAAGTCGGGGTGAAACATGATGAAAGCCAAAAAGCTGGCCCCTGCTAAGTCGGGGCTACCGCAAGAGATCGAAACCCTCAAGGACGAGATCTGCATGGTTGTGGGGAACATTGCTATGGGCAAGCCGCCCGCTGTCAAGACCTCCGGGATCAAGCAGCGTGGATCTGGTGCCGCTACGCGGGGCTTTATGTCTCGCGGGCCGATGGCGTGAGGTGAAACTTGAACTACACCGAGTTGCAGACCGCTGTTGAGGATTACACCGAGAACACGTTCTCGGCGACTGACTTCGCCACAATGACGGAGCTAGCCGAGCAGCGCATCTATAACTCGGTTCAACTTCCCAATTTGCGGAAGAATACCACGCTCACACTCACCATTGGTAACCCGCTACTTGTAGTACCGACAGACTTCTTGTCTTCGTTTTCCTTTGGTGTGACCGTTGCGGGCGTGTTCAGTTACTTGCTGAACAAGGATGTAAACTTCATGCGGGAGTCATTTCCAAGTGTTGCTGTCACTGGGACACCGCAGTATTACGCCCTGTACGGCACGCAGACGGGTACTCCGCTGGTGCAGTCTTTCCTGCTTGGCCCCACGCCCAACGCTGCGCTGACGGCGGAACTGAACTACTTCTACTACCCGGAAAGCATCGTCACGGCAACGACCACATGGCTGGGTGACAATTTTGACAGCGTGCTGTTTAACGCGGTCATGGTTGAAGCGGCGCGGTTCATGAAGCAAGAGCCTGACATCATTGCTGAGACGGACAAGCAGTACGTCCAATCATTGACCCTGCTGAAGAACCTGGGCGAAGGCAAGAACAGACAAGACGCGTACCGTACTGGGCAGGTCAGAACGAAGGTGGTCTAAATGGCTCTGGTACAAACGCTATGCTCTTCGTTCAAACAGGAGTCATGGCTGGCTATCCATGATCTGGATACCGACACGTTGAAGATGGCGCTCTATACGAGCGCTGCTTCTCTTGGTGCAGACACCACGGCCTACACCCTCACAGGTGAAACGTCTGGCACAGGCTACACCGCTGGGGGCGAGATCCTCACCAATGTCCAAGTGCTTCTTTCTGGCACCACGGCGTATGTGACGTTCGACAATCCTGCTTGGCCGGGGTCTAATTTTGTCACCCGTGGGGCGTTGATCTACAACTCCACCAAGGCAGACCGTGCGATTGCGGTGCTGGACTTTGGGGCTGACAAAACTGCTGGGCCAAATTTCACGGTGCAGCTTCCTGCTGCTTCCGCCACCACGGCGCTAATCCGATTCGCTTGAGGTAAGAGATGCCTTCAACCTTTACCAACAGTCTTCGGCTTGTCCTTCCGGCGACCGGGGAACTGTCCAATACCTGGGGCACGGTGTTCAATGCCGGGGCGACGAGCCTGATTGACTCCTCGATTGCTGGTACGTCCAGCATCACGATGACGGCAGCGAACTACACGCTGTCAAATGCTAACGGGGTGGCAGACGAATCTCGGGCGATGTTTATTGTCCTTGGCGGTACACCAGGGGCTTCGTATCAGGTTATCTGCCCAGCAGTCAGCAAGCTGTACTTTGTCACCAACAACACAGGTTTTGCGCAGACGTTTAAGACCTCTGCTGGGTCGGGAATCTCGGTGCCTAATGGGGCCAAAATTGCACTGCGGTGTGACGGTACAGATGTAGTTGAAGCGCTCAATTACGTCGGGTCTCTGACGCTTGGTACAGCGTTGGGCGTGGCTTCAGGTGGCACCGGAGCCGCTACGTTCACAACGAACAACGTCCTGCTCGGCAACGGTACTTCGGCTTTTCAGGCGGTGGCTCCGGGCACGGCGGGCAACATCCTCACAAGCAACGGTACAACTTGGCAAAGCACGGCCCCGGTTGCAAGTGGGGTTACCACAATCAGTTTTGGTTCTACCGGGTTGACGCCTAGCACGGCTACGAGTGGTGCTGTGAGCGTGGCGGGGACTTTGGCAATTGCCAACGGCGGCACGGGTGCAACTACTCTCGCGGGCGCGAACATCCCTGTAGTTAACGCGGCAAACACATTTACTGCACTTCAGACCTTCAGCGGCTCCACCAGCGTTGCAGCAACAAAACTGACCAATGCCAAGGAAGTGGCTACTGTCAGCGCAACCGCTGCAACAGGCACGATTGCCTATGATGTGACAACGCAGTCTGTTCTGTACTACACCAGCAATGCGTCTGCCAACTGGACAGTAAATTTTCGAGGATCCAGCGGAACGTCTTTGAACACTTTGATGGGCACTGGGGAATCCATCACCGTAGCATTCCTTGTGACTCAGGGTGCGACGGCGTACTACAACAGCGCAGTGCAAGTGGACGGCGCATCAGTAACACCAAAATATCAAGGCGGTACTGCCTGGACCGCAGGCAATGCTTCAAGTATTGACGCCTACACATACACCATCGTTAAAACAGGCAGCGCCGCGTTTACTGTGTTTGCTGCCCAAACGCAGTTCAAGTAAGGAGTAAACGATGCCTTTGCTTGGAACAAGAGGTGCTGCCTCCGCTCGTGGGTTTGGGATGTTTGGAGGTGCGCCTCTTGCATATTGGATTGGGCTTGCTTATGGGTCTGCAACTAATGACCAAGGGTTTGCAGTAGCAACCGACTCGTTATCAAATATGTATGCAGTTGGATTTTCTACCGCTTCCCCACAGAGCGGGCAAATAATAAAATATACCAATGCCGGTGTCGTGTCATGGCAAAAGTATTCCGACCGGGCCCTTGGGCTTGGGTTTAAGGCCGCAACTGTGGATGCAAGCGGTAATCTATATGTTGGCGCTAACGCGTATATAGTTAAATTAAATAGTTCTGGGACGCTACAAGAGCAAAAAACGCTTGCTCTAAGTAGCACCGATGTTGTGTTTGGGAAATTTGCAGTTGATTCCTCTAACAATATATATGCCGCTGGCTATTTGTTTAGAACAGAACCAGATATATTTGTTGCTAAATTTGACTCATCTTTGGTAGCTCAGTGGGCGCGTATACTAAGCAATACACCATCACAAGATTTTGCGGAGGGGGTTGCAATTGATAGTTCTGGAAATGTTTACATAGGCGGGTACGGCGCTGTTAGTGGTACCGATTCGTTTCTAATTGCAAAATATGATTCATCTGGAACTATTCAATGGCAAAGATCGTTTTCTGTTGGTAGTTCATTATATGGTTATGGACTAGCAGTTGATTCTGGGTCAAACGTATATTGCGTCGGCTCGAAAGGGTATGTTGTAAAATATGACACATCAGGCACTTTACAGTGGCAACGTGTCTTAACTGTAGGGCTTGACTGCGTTTTTTACGCAGCTTGCACGGATGCAAGCAATAATGTATATGCAACTGGTTATTTATTTAGAAGTGGCGGCTCTACTTATGATGTAATCGTAGTAAAGTATGACTCTTCAGGTACATTGCAGTGGCAAAGATATTTGTCCTCATATACATCAACATTTTTACAGGAATATGGACGCAGTATAACAATAGACGCCGCAGGTGCAATAAACTTAGTTGGGTCAACTAATAAATCGGGAAGTAATGATTTTCTTGTCTTAAAGTTACCGGCAGATGGGTCAAAGACCGGAACATACACTGTTGCTGGGTATTCATTTACATACGCAGCAGCAAGTGGGACAGATGCTGCGGGCACGGGTACAAGTGCAACATCAACGCTGACGAACTCGTCACCAACAACGTCTACCACAACCCCAACAAATACTGTTTCTGCCACAACTCTTACTTCATCGGTAACCACAATATGAGCACATACATCAAACTCTCCACGCTTGAGTACCCCCGCCACATTGGGGACATTGAGATTGATCCCGCAGGCATGGCCGACTATGCTCATGTGGAGTGGGTTGATCCCCCGACGTTCAACCGGGAAACCCAGCGCTGCACACAGCTTCTGCCGCAGCGGCAGGGTGATCAGTGGTTCATGGTGTGGCAGGTAGCTCCGATCCCCGAGGCTGAGATGGCCGAGAAGGTCCGCAAAGATCGCAACCAGCTGCTTGCAGAGAGTGACTGGACCCAGCTTTCAGACTCACCAGCAGACAGGGCTGCTTGGGCCACCTATCGTCAGGCGCTGCGCGATATTTCTACACAGTCAGGGTTCCCGTGGACAGTTGACTGGCCTGTTGCTCCTGGGGCTTAAACCATGAACTGGGCAGACGTCCTAAAAGCAGTTATACCGATTGTGGTTGCATCTTTGGCGTGGCTGCTCGGGCAAGTTAACTCTTTCTCTGAGCGTCTGACCAAGATCGAAGGCAACATGCCTGCCCTCATTACGGACCAAGGCGTGCCGACTGACAGTCCTCTGTCTGCAGAGAAGCGTGCGCTCCTCAAAGAGCAACTGATGGCGCACATCAACGAGCTTCAGGTCAAGGTCCGACTGCTTGAAGAGCGTGAGCGTATCAAAGGAGCTAAGTGATGTTTGAGTCGCTAATCGGTGGTTTGTTCGGCGGTATCCTGCGCCTTGCGCCAGAGGTGTTCAAACTCTTTGATAAGAAAAATGAACGGGCGCATGAGCTTCGCATGGTTGAAGCCGAGATGGAGTTTGCCAAGATCCGTGGTGAGATCGCCATGCGGCAGGTCGAAGCGCAGATGACGATGGCCGAGATGGACACGATGGCCCAGGCGTTTAAGGAGCAGTCCGAGACCGCCAAGAATGCCGGGTGGTTTGTCTCCGCGATCTCAGCGCTGGTGCGCCCGATGGTCACCTACTCCTTCCTGGCTCTGTACGCCTCTGTGAAGATTGCTGCCTTTCTGATTGCCATGGACCAAAACGGCAACTGGAAAGAAGTGCTGGTCACGATGTGGGGCGCAGACGACCTTGCCGTCTTCAACATGATCATCTCCTTCTGGTTTGTCGGACGGGTGTATGAGCGGTCCAGCAAGTGAGGCTGTAAATATTGCCGCTACTCTGTGTCGGCCCTTCGAAGGGCTGCGGCTGAAGCCATACATCTGCCCAGCGGGCTACCCCACGATTGGCTATGGAACCGTTTTCAAGCCTGACGGCACCAAGGTGACGATGGAGCACCCCGAGATCACCAAGGAGATCGCGGACGAGTGGTTGCTGTCTGAGCTACAAACAAACTATCTGGCGGGGGTTTTGAAGGCTTCGCCGAGCTTGATTGCTTACCCCAAAGCCCTTGGTGCTATGGCCGACTTTGCTTACAATCTTGGCGTGGCCCGGTATCGCGGCAGCACCCTGCGGCGTAAGATTGACGAGCAGGACTGGGAAGGTGCCAAGGAGCAGTTGGCCCTGTGGGTGCGCGGTGGAGGCAAAGTACTGCCCGGTCTGGTCAAGCGTAGAGCCGCAGAGGCGGCACTGCTGGGGTAAACATGCCACTCAAAAAACTGCAGTTGAAGTCGGGGGTGAACCGCGAAGGAACCCGCTACTCCACCGAGGGCGGGTGGTTCTCCTGCGACAAAATTCGTTTCCGTCAAGGCACACCTGAGAAGATCGGCGGTTGGCAACGCATTTCTAGCGAGACCTATAACGGCGTCTGTCGGGCACTGTGGCAGTGGGCTACCCTTAGTGGCGTTCCATATCTTGGCGTCGGTACTAATACCAAGTACTACATTGCCTATGGCGGTGCGTACTACGACATCACGCCTGTCGTTTCAACAGTTACGCTGACAAACCCGTTTACAACGGTAAGCGGCTCAGCCACGGTCACCGTCACTGATGTAGCGCACGGTGCCACAACAGGTACTTTTGTGACGTTTTCTGGGGCAACTGCGGTTGGTGGTTTGACCCTTAACGGTGAATACCAGATCACGGTTCTTACCGTAGATTCCTATACGATCACCGCTGCATCCAACGCTTCATCCCCCGCTACAGGTGGCGGGACAGTCACGGCAGCATATCAAGTCAGTGCGGGAACTGAGATTGCAGTTGCGCTTTCTGGATGGGGCGCAGGGCCTTGGGGCCTTGGGGCTTGGGGTATAGGTTCTCCTGGCGCGGCCAGCATCCGCATCTGGAACCACCAAAACTTTGGTCAAGATCTGATCTACGGCCCCAAGGGCGGGGCCATGTACTACTGGGACGCCACCACCGGGCTGACTTCTCGTGGGGTAGCGCTGACCTCCTTGTCCGGAGCAACAGATGTACCGACCGTGCAAACGCTGTTCATGGTGTCTGATGCGTCACGGTTCACGATAGCTTTTGGGTGCAACGATTACGGGTCATCTGACATCGACCCCATGCTGATTCGCTGGTCGGATCAGGAAAGCGCAGTCAACTGGACCCCAGCGGCGACCAACCAAGCGGGCAGTTTGCGCCTGTCGCACGGCTCAAGAATTGACGCCACCTTGCAGACCAGACAGGAAATCTTGGTCTGGACAGACACATCGGTCTATGGTCTTCAGTACTTAGGCCCGCCTGTTGTCTGGGGCTCACAGCTTCTGGCCGATAACGTCTCCATTGTCAGTGACCGTGCTGTAGCGTTGGCTGCTGGTGTTGCGTACTGGATGGGAGAAGACAAGTTTTACACCTACGACGGTCGTGTAAACACACTTAGCTGTGACCTGCGCCAGTATATTTTTAGTGATATCAACTTGGATCAGTACAGCCAAGTTTGCGCCGGGACCAACGAACAATTTAACGAGGTCTGGTGGTTCTACTGCTCTGCCAGCAGTACGCAAATTGACAGATACGCGGTGTACAACTACCTTGAGAAGGTCTGGTACTACGGCAACCTGGGGCGTACCGCCTGGACAGACATCGGAGTAACTTCAAACTTCCCGATTGCTGCGACCTACGTAAACAATCTTGTCCAGCACGAGACCGGCAACGACGACAACGCCACTGCGTCAACGCTCCCGATTGAAGCCTACATCACCTCGTCTGAGTTTGACATTGACGACGGCGACAGATTTGGTTTTGTCTGGCGGGTGCTGCCGGATGTGACCTTCCGTGGATCCAGTACTGCATCTCCCAGCGCCACGATGACGCTCCTGCCTTTGCAAAACTCTGGCTCGGGCTACAACAACCCCGCCTCGCTAGGGGGGTCGGACAACGGCGTGGTCACTCGCACGGCAACGGTGCCTATCGAAGCATTCACGGGCCAAGTAAACATCCGGGTGCGAGGCAGACAGATGTCCATCAAGATGGCCTCGGATGGGTTGGGCGTGCAGTGGCAGTTGGGCGCTCCGCGTTTGGATATTCGGCCTGATGGCAGGCGCGGGTCATGACGATCTGGTCAACCATCACCAAAAAGTTTCGTGCGCCTCCGCTGCCGAAGCCGACAATTCAGTACGACTCGACCTATCTTGACAACCTCGTCAACGTCCTGCGCCTGTACTTCAACCAACTAGACAACCTGCTGGAGCAGATCGTGACGACTACAGGAAGTGCTGTTCCAGTCTCTATTGGCGGGACCAACGTCGATGCGTTTGGCAGAGTGCGTGTAAGCCAGCCTTACACAATTTTTGATTCCCAGAACCGCTACGCTATTGACAATCAGTTTGACACGAGCACCGCCACTGGAGGCTCAACAACGTACTTGCCCAACGAATCATCTGTGCGGATGGACGTCACCACTTCTAGTGGCTCGGAGGTTGTAAGACAGTCTTACAGGTGCATGCCGTACCAGCCGGGTAAGGGTTTGTTGTGTTTGGCTACGTTCGTCATGAACTCCCCTAAGACCGGGCTTCGCCAGCGGGTGGGGTACTTTGGAACCCAGAACGGCGTGTTTATCCAGCAAGCAGACAGCACCGTCTCCTTTGTCCTGCGGTCTTACATCTCAGGATCTGTCAGCGATGCGCGGGCGGTCAACCAAGCAGACTGGAACGGCGACAAACTTGATGGGACGGGGGCCTCTGGATACACCCTTGACCTGACCAAAGCACAAATTTTGTGGATGGACTTTGAGTGGCTTGGCGTTGGGTCTGTTCGATGCGGGTTCATCATTGACGGTAATTACATCGTCTGCCACACGTTTGAGAATGCAAACGACATCACTTCTGTGTACATGACCACGGCAATTTTGCCGATTAGGTA